AAAACATTAACACAAGTATTATCTGCGTTTAGATTGCAATTTAAGAATATCAATGACATGGCCTCTGTAAAAAGAGGGCGAGCCCTTGTACGGGTAATGGTTAATACCATTCCCCTACATGGCTTGCGTACCACGAGTGCCAAAGTAATCTCTGTAGTAGTTTTCTTTCGTTTAGTTTACCATTTGTTTAAACATAATGGAGCAAAGGGAGCATGCTTGACTTTAAAGGTCTATGCAGTGCTTCTTCAGCAATCCATTGGCGGTTATGTAATTCGCGATCTAACTGAACTTAAGTTCAGGGTAGCGCGAACGAGACAGAATCTACCGCGGGTCATTCCTAGGGTTCATCGAGAGATGATCCGGAAGGGTGACACTGCGATGATGAAATTCTACCTGACTCTATTTAATCTTTATCGAGTGATAGATTTTAAAGGAGAGCTAACTCTAGCTGCTTTAAGCAAAACTATTGTTAGTCCAGCCTCTACTGGTCCGAACTTTAAAAGTTTTAGATCAGATATGTTGGCCTTTATTCCTACATTCTTTAGATGGTTATCTAAAGAGATAGGTCTGAATGCAAACAGTCTACGTCGGGAAGTTTTCCAGAGTTATGAGGACGCATCCGCGTTCCCCATCCTGAAAGCTTCACCGTTTACTATGCCTCTGCATAAATTTTCGGGTATACCCTTTACGGAGGCCAGGGAGCTAATGATCACCAAACCGGTGGTAAGTAGTCATCCCATGGCTATCCATGAGGCAGCGAATGCACTCTATTCGAATGCATCGCTGAGAGAACCACTTGAGTTCTTCTTAGGTCTACTGCCGGACGACTCTAGTCTCCGTCAAGCTTTTAGCTGGTGTACTCGCTATCCCCTTAAAAAGGGATATGGCGAGGCCAAATTGCAGAAAGGCCAACCTATTCTCGGTAAACTTTCATTAAAAATGGAAGCCGCCGGAAAGGTTCGTGTTTTTGCAATGGTTGATGTGTGGACGCAATGGTTGATGAAACCGTTGCACGACACAATATTCGATCAGATCCTGGCCGGAATCGATCAGGATGGTACTCGGGACCAAATGGCTCCGATCTACCGTCTCCTGAAAGTCGATCCCGCCACTCTTCACTCTTTAGATTTGAGTGCAGCTACCGATCGTGTTCCGCTTTGGCTTCAACAAGCTTTAGTGGCGCACTTTACATCAGAGACCTTTGC